GTAAGCCTCTTGTCCGGTAATTTCGATTTCCGGATCGTCCAGCAGCATGGTGATCTGCTCGATGGTCTGCCCGCGGTACTCCTCCTTTGTCTCAACGGTCGAATCGTCCCACCACACCTTGACGATGCCCTTCTTGACTTGCAGCGCGTCGCGAATCCAGGTAGTGATGACCTGGTAGCCGGGGTTCTTCTTGCGCAGCACGTAGTTCACGTAGTCCGACACCAAAGGCGCCTGCTCGGCGTCCTGTGGCTTCGTTTCCTCGAACTGGAACACGTTCTCCGTGCCGCAGAACGTCTTGATGAGCGGCGCCTCCATGCCCAGCACGGTGTCGCGCACTGTGGTGTCCACAACACGGGATCGGCCATCGATTGCCGGCGGCGCCAGGTCGCCAACAGGGCGAGCAAAGAAGTAGTTCTCGTTGCGTGCGCGCTCGGCTTCCAACTGGCCATCGCCATAGCCGTAAGCCTGGGATGCTTCGTTGTCGATCAGCGCTACCAGTTCATCTTCGGTCATTTTCTGTGTCATTGGCCTGCGGGACGTCTCACGACGGTGCCTCGATAATGATTCGGTTTCGCTGTCATGCGTTGTGCATCTGCGGGTAATTCAGGGACGTGCCCCAGGTGCTGCTCGGTGGCTCATAGGCTACGGCCATAAGGCCAAAGGCATCGGAGCCGTGGCTGGACCAGTCGTGATCGGGGCCAAGGCCAATGCCGCGCGCCTCGTCCTTCTTTTCGTGGTACCAGCCCAAGGCCTCACGGCCCGGTTCGGTGGTGTCGGCGTTGAACCAGATGCATGGAAACAGCCGGCGCACCGCCTCGATGCGTGCGGCCGCTGCGCCTTTTCCCTGGTTCGGGATCACCGTCACGGTATAGCCGGCCTGTTCCAGCGCCGACTTGTAGGAAACGTCATACACCTTGTCCTGCGTGTCGCCGTCGTGCGGCAGCCAAATTTGCGCCGCCTTCGGGTCGAAGCCCTTCGAACGCATCCAGGCGACGTGGGCCGATAGCGGCTGGCCGACAGCCTCGTAGTAGTCGAGCACCCGCACCTCATGGCCGACGAACTGCGCCGCCCACATGGCGAAAGCATCGGCCTTGGCGCCGGTGCCCCCGATATCGCAGAACAGCCGCACTGTCATGAGCGGGTCCAGCGCCAGGCGCGTGATGCGGTTCTCCGCCTTGGCTTTGGTCAGCTCGCGGGCGAAATAGGCGCCCTCCATCAGGGTGACGTAGCCGCCTTCCCAGATGTGGTCGTATTGGTCCGGCTGCATGCGCAGGCAATCCAGACGTTCCTGCTCGAGCTCCTTCGTGAACCATGGGTTGTCGCGCCAGTTCGCCGTCACCACGCGGGCGCCGGTGGGCAGCTCGCGGCCGCTGAGCATCGCTTCGATGGGGTCGGTGCGCCGGCGTGGGTTCCAGCTGAACCACAGCTCGGATCCAGGCGCACGAATGGTCGGCCGCAGCAGGTTGAGCGAATGCAGCGTTGCGCTCTGCGCCTCCTCCCACCACGCTCGCTTGAAGCCCTCCAGCGACTTGATCGACTCGGCGGTGTAATCGTTCATCCCCTTGAACGAGATCATGCCATCGCCGGGCGTCTCGATGACATCGCGGTACACCTTGAAGCCCTGCGCCTCGTTCAGGCCGTGCGCCTGCATTTTGCTTTCCAAGAGCAGCTTGGACGATTGCGCCAGGTCCTTCTGCACCTCGCGAATGCAGACCGCCCGCATGCCAGCGCCGCCGTAGTTGCCCGGCTCGGCCATGCAGTCTTCCAGCAGCAGGTCGGCCAGGAAGTGGGACTTGCCCGAGCCGCGGCCGCCTTTTACGCCCTTGTAGCGCGCCGGCTCCAGCAACGGCACGAACACGCGTGCCGTCGGCAGGTTAAGCGCCGTCATTGCCCGCCGGATCGACGATGGTGCGGGTCACACGCTGGATCAGCAACGCCCCGCCTTCGCCTGGTCCGTTCACCTGCAACGGGAGCACCCGGCCGACCAGGGCGAGAAAAGCCTTCGGGTTCTTCTTGGCCTGGACGACCAGGTAGTCGACGCCGCCGGCCTTGTCGAGCGCCTGCACGATCATGTCCTTGATGGCCGACGTCGTCTTGTTCGGGGTGCCTTTGGCACGGCCCACGCCAGCGGCGCGGCCCAGTGCTTTCTTTGGTTTTTCGCTATCCATGCGTTCGCAGGGTTCCTTTCGGATTGTCCTGTCCATGCAAAAAAAATGCCGCCGCGACAGCGAGTGCCACGGCGGCTAATCCCACCCTGAAACTGGTGGTAGAGGAGATGATCTGTGCAGGCGTAAGCCCAAAAGCAAAAGCCCCGGAGCATTTCTACACCAGGGCTTTGGTTTTCCTTCCGGGGACGCCGCGGGCTCCCTTTGGGAACCCGGACGCGTCGCACTTCAGACGGAGATAAGTTGTTGGGCGGAACTGTACGCCGGCTGAGTGCGGCTGTCAACTGCATCTTCGATGGCGTACTGGGCATCGTGGAAGGCTGCGACGAAAATGCTTATCGGGCGGACAGGTAGCTTGGTCATCCGGCATACGACCTCGGGCCGAGCCTGTTCGATGTAGGTCCAGTGCAGGATCATGCGCTGCTGCAGCGTGATGTGGGCCATGCCGCGCTGAATCGCCCAGGCGTCATGCTCGTCCAGCTGTTCGCGCACTTCGTGCCCGGACCACACATTGCCAAGCGCGGCCTTGCGCATACGCTCGCACACGGCCCCCGTCATCGAATCGGCGCCCCCGCCCCAATTGCGCGCCGTGGCCCACCGTGCCCAGTTCTCCAGGCGTTCGCCAATGTCCTTGCGTCGTGTCACGCGCGCTCCTCGTAGTGCTTGCAGCGATCCTGCCGGAGGGGATCGCGAATGCGCTGATTCGTGCACTGCAGCGCGCCATCGACCATGCGGCGCCAGCGGCAGCCTTTGCAGCTTTCCTCCTCGGCCTCCAGCACTTGCTCGAGCGGGTCGCGGTAGGTGCGTTGTGGCAGCACGTTCACATCCGCCTCCCTTCGTTCACGTCGGCCAGCAGCGCGCACAGGCCCAGGATGCCGAACAGCCCGACCATGACGACGGCGAGCCACAGCAAGATCGAGATCAGCGTTTCCATCGTTCCTCCTCAAAACGGCGCTGCCTGAGCGGCCAGCTCCAGCTCCCGCCCCAGCGAGAGGATGGCCAGCGCGTCGGCGTGGTTGTCGTCCACCGGGGCATGCCCCCGGACCTTGGCTGCCGCGACCATCGCGTCCTTGTCGGCGTTCCCTTTTCCGGTCCAATGCACCTTCACGGTGCCGACGCCCAGGCCGACCATCCGCACGTTGTTCGCCGCGCACCAGGCCTCCAGCATCGCCAGGAAGCCGCCGTAGACGTGCGCCGCCGTGGTGCCCGCGTGCCGCTTCACGTCCTCGAAGTAGACCGCGTGAATCTCGCCGCCGGCCGCGGCGCGCTGATCCGCCAGGAAGGAGCGAAACTTGAGCCAACGCTGGCCGGCAGCTTCCAGGCGGCGCGGCGCGAACTTCTCGCTTCCGCTGTGCACGGTGCCGTCGCGCGAACAGCGCGCCCAGCCAGTTGTCGTACCCAGGTCGAGTGCCAAAATGTTCAATTCATTCCCCTTTTTGTTGTCAAAATGCACTACATCCACCTACTTCAGGCCCAGGATGGGAACAGGTTCGAAGCCTTGGTCCAGGTCTCGCGGCTGTCGTTGAGCGGCTTCTGCTCGGGCTTCGTGAACCGGACCGCGACCAGCCGTTCGAGCTCGCGCTTCAGGCGATTCGACCACTGGCGGGTGGTCTCCGGCTGGCCGGACCATTGCAGGTCTTCGCGGCCGTTCGCGGTCAGGGTCTGACGCACCCAGGCGGCAGTCTTGGCACGGAACTCATCGCCGCGCGCCGGATGGATCTCGAGCACGGCCGTGACCACCTCGGCCAGCCAGCGGTTTTCGTTCAACGACCGGGTGACGCGCTGCAGCTCGTCGGCCTCCTTGCCGAAGTGCAGGGAGCACCACCAGGTGTCGCCGCCGGTCGTCGAGTCGGACATCGAGCCGTGGAGCGGGCAGCCGTACGCCGCGCACATGCCCGCCGGACGTTCGGCGATGCGGTCTTCGTGGGAATGGGTCATGCCGGGGCTCCTTCACGGGTTTTGGCTTGGTCCTTCTGCTTGCGTTCCTTGTCGAAGCACATCGCCTTGACGTCGTCCCACTTGTGCGACGGCAGGATACGGACGCCGAGCTCCTTGGCGCGGCGCTGGATGCCGGATTCGCTGGTCCACCATCGGTCGATTTCCTTCGGCGGATTGCCGGCGCGCTGCTCGGGTGGCTTTGCGCCGGTAGCATCGATGGCCTTGGCCTCGGTCGACCAACGCTGGACGATCGCCGCGATGTAGGCGGGGCTGATGCGCTCGTTCGGCTTCGACTGCTTGGCCTCCTGGCACGCGGCCTCGACGGTTTCGACGCTCACCCCTTGGGTTGCCAGGGCGATAAGGCGCGGATCACCGGGCTGCGACATGACGCCGTGCTTGCGCATCGCCTGGCTGAGCAATGCTGCTGCCGTGGGCGTCACTTCCGGTTTTTCGGCTTCGGATGAGGGCGTTTCCGACCCTTCCGCCCCGCGCGCTAACTCCGGTTGATCTGTGGCGCGGTGTGCTAAGGGTTTTAATACTGGTGTCTGGTGTTTGGGGACTGGGGACTGGGTAGCCGTGCCGTCACTTGTGACGGGATCGTGACTGTCGCCGTCGGTCACGCGTGACAGGATGCGTGACAACTCGTCCTCGAGCTCCTTTGTTTTCGCGTTGAACGCGGGCGTCACACCGTGACCGCGCAGCTCTTCGAACAGGCCTGCCCGGCGCTCTCGGGACCGGCGCTTACGCTCTTTGGCGTTCTCGCGCTTCTCCTGGGCTGCCGGCTCCTTGTCCCAGTATTCCTCGATCGCCTCCTGGGCACGCTTCTGCATGTAGCCATCGGCCTGCAGTTCGAAGTACTTGGCCAGCACGTAATCGACGGCCTTCCGCTCAGCCGGCAGGTTCGCGCGCGACATGCGGTACAGCTCCTTCTTGTCAGCCGGCAGCGGGCGCTCGGTCTGGTACAGCTGATCCAGCAGCCTGTTGTAGGCGCCGTCCTCCATCATGGACAGTCCGATGGTGTCCTTGATGAAGTCGCCGATGTGTTTCTCGTAGTAGTTCATGGGTGGTTGGCCTTGAGGTTGACCATGGAAGTGAGCATCGCCTTCACGACACGCTTGCCGTACGCGTCGAGCTGGTCGAATTGCCGCAGCAGCTGCGCAGCCTCTTCGGTGAATTGGCCGGGCGGCTCGGCCTTGAAGTGCAAGACCGATACACCGTTCAGCAGAAAGTCGTCGGTGGTGTGCAGCCACTTGGCCAACTCGAGCACGGCGCCGCGGCGGGGAAGCTGTACGCCGTTCAGCCAGTTGGAGAAGGTCTGCGCGGTGGCGAGGCTCGATTCGTCGGCGAGCTGCCCAGGAACCAGCGGCAAGCCGCGTGCGGTGATCAGGCTGCGCAGGCGGCTGCTGAAACCGATGCGACGCTCTTGCAGATCGCTCATGGCCTCCACCCTTTCGCGCGCAACTCGGCCTCGAGGAACCCGGCAATCTCAGGTGCGATTCGATACACCAGTTCATCGCGGGTCAGGTGGCGCAGCGCGTGCCGGCTGATGGCATAGCCGACCGGCATGCCGTCGAAGGTGAGGCGGCAGTGCATGTCGCTACTCATCGACTTCTCTACGGGCGCCACATCCAGCACCGCCATCACTTCGTCGCAAATAACCGCGACCGCATCCACGGGCCCATGGCCGAATGTGGCGGGCACGGACATCGGCACTTGCATTCGGAAGTTCGGCATGCGGCTCAGGTCCAAGTTGCGGCTCTCGAACGAGCACGGCACGCCGGCGGCTATGGCGTAACGGCCAACACGGGCTGTGAACTCGCCCAGCAGGCGGCGCAGCTCGTCAGCCTCTTGCCTCAGCTTCCCGGCCAGCGCGTTGCCAGCCTCCGCTTGGGTCTTGTAGAAGATCGACTCGCCGTTTGCAGCGGCCACCTCGGCGCGCATACGACGCTTCTGGTTGCGTCCGAATCGCTTGCTCACGCCGCCCTCCAGTCACCAAAAAGCGCCTGCACCAGTGGATCACGAGGCATGCCCACCTGTGCCGCTGGAACCGTGTGCACGCGGCGGCAGCATTCATCAACGACGATGCGGCGCTTGCCGGCCTTTTTGACGGCGGGGCGCGGCGCCACAACCGAATTGGGGACCGGGAGGAGCTGCGCGTCGGGTTTCGCCGTGTAGAGCTTTTGCGCGTTCTTGCGCGCGGCGCTCGGCATGACATCCATCAGGCCCATGTCGACCAGGCGGTGCAGATACTTCTTCGCCGTCGTCTCGTCGGTTTCGAAGTGGCGCGACATGCTCTGGATCGTCACGGCGCCCTGAGCGAGCGAGAGACCCAGGATGGCATTCATGCGCTTGATGCCGATCACGGCGTTGCGGTAGGTGCGGCCCTTCATGCTGCTTGCCCCTGGGCTGGCCTGAAACTGTGCTGGATCGCCTGCTTGATCTGGCCGAGGTGCTTGTTGGCCAGACGGCGTGAGTTGGCGTTTTCTTCGCAGCGATCCCACTCCTCTTGCCAGTGGGGCAGGGCGGCGGCGTGCCAATTCATGTGGTGATCGTCGCGGCCGGCGCCCGCGGCATGCGCTGCCCGAGCCTTCGCGCGGATGTGCTCCAGGGAGACGATCAGTTCTGTCATTTGACACCTCCGCACAGGAAATTCACCAGAGGCTGCGCCCAACGCCAGCGAGCGCGGCCATGCTGGGGCGCGGCTGTCGGCGGAGAAATTCGAATGAGTGGCGAAGGTTCGATTCGGCGCAGAAGCATCATCGCCATTTCCCAGTCGACGTTCTTCGTGACCTGCGTATTGGGCGCCACGCCATAGCAGACGTCCAGTGTCTGGTCGGCGCGCAGACTGAACTGCAGCTGCTGGATGACAGGGGATTTCTTCGCCATTACACGGCCTCCTGCGCCAGCAGCTCGCGGATGCGCTTCACCGGGAAAGCTTCCGGCGCCAGCTCATGGATTCGCAAGATCAGGCTCGGGCCAGCTCCGATCTTGCCGCTACGGATCTTGCTAAGGTTCGGGCACGTGATCCCAGTGAGCTTCGAAAGCCGGTAGTCGCTGGGAAGTTCCAGCTCGGCGCGAACGGCGTCCAGCAGCGGGTGCGGGGTCAGGGCGTGATGCATAGTGGTTTTCTCCTCGTTGTGGTGGGTGTTGCTTTTCAGTCGAAAGTGAGCTGTTCGGGGCTTTCAAGCTGGTTGAGGTGATCGCGGGCCAGCGACAACAAAATTCGGATCTTTTCCGGCGCGTAGCACTGCGCATCCGCCGGCACCACCTTCAAGCCCAGCACCGGGAGCAGGGCGCACACGCGCTCCAGGTCGCCGCTGATCAGCCGGGAAATCGTCGCTTCCGAGGTGTCCAGCTGCTCGGCGGCGTTCTTTTGGCCCACGGCCGCGCTGCGTTGCAGGATCAGCGTCTGGAACTTGCGTGCCCTTTCAGCGTGGGCGGCGGATATTGGTTTCATGGCGGTAGCGATCCGGTTCAGGTTTTGATAACAAATTTCCAAAGTGCAACGTTTTAGGCGTACGAAAGCAGCGCCGAAGCGCTGCGAGTCAGTTCAAGCGGCTGCGGTCACCAGCTCGGGCCAGATTTCGGCCCAGTCGTCAGGGCGCAAGTCACGGCGAGAGACCTTGCCTTCAGTGGCACGCTCGATGGCAGGCGCCAGGCGGATCAGCTTGTCGTCGGGGATACCACCGGTGCGCCACGCGTGAACGCTTGGCGGCTTTACGTTCAGCAGCTTGGCAACAGCGGTGGTGCCGCCCAGGGTGTCGATCAGTTCGCTGGCATTCATGAGATTTTCAAAGTGTGAAAAGTAGGAATGAGCAAATATTAGGAGTAGCTAACGAATTAGTCAATAGCCACTCCTAATGACTGAACCGTTAGGATGCGCTAATGACACTTTCCGAACGAATAAGAAAAGCCATGAACGACGCTGGCATCAGCCAGGTCGAGCTCGCGCGTCGGGTTGGTATCGCGCCGCCAAGCGTGCACGGTTGGCTGACCGGTAAAGCCAAGTTTCTGCGCGGCGAAAACCTTCTACGTGCTGCCAAGGCCTTAAACGTCAGTGAGGACTGGCTGGCTACTGGTCGTGGCGAACAGGCGCCTCAATCGCAACCAGGGCCAGCAAGCTTCGAGGGACGAAGCGTGGTAATTGCTGATCCAGAAAACCCAGATCTCATCCAGATACAGAAGGTGAAGTTGAAACTTTCAGCAGGAATCATGGGCTTCCAAACGGAGCCGGATAGACGCGAAAGCGGGATTGCAACGGTGCCAAGGCGTTGGGTCGAAAAAAATGCCTACATTCCTGAGCGCTTACTGGCTCTAGAGGTAAAGGGAGAGAGCATGGAGCCAGCGCTCTTCGCCGGCGATACCGTCATCGTGAACACGGCCGATACGAGTCTAGTGGATGGCGCTGTGTATGCAGTGAACTACGAAGGCGAAGCCGTCATTAAGCGGTTGGTGCGCGACCACGGTATGTGGTGGTTGTCATCAGACCACTTCGATCAACGAAAATACTCGCGTAAGCGCTGTGAGGGCGA